GTGGCGCATTGGTAAGCACCTGCTGCACACACAGATTGACGTATTTTTCATTCATAATGCCTAACTGCTCGTAATTTTTTTCAAAAAATTCTTTATACCGCTCAATCTCAAATTTTAATTTTTCTGGAGTATCTAAGAGATGCTGTAAAGTATTAATATTTTTATTCAAAAAAACCAATTGCTGGTTAATTCTATTAATGATTTTTTGTTTTATTTTATCGTAAACGTTAAGATTTTCATAAACTACGTCAAAAGGGTCATCATTATCTTTTTCATATTTTGTACGCTCCATGCTATTGCTCCTTTTTAATTGATTTAGTTTGCGGTTAAAAATTTACAAACAATTTCGCTTTGACTGTACGCCAGTATGTTTTAAATTACATTTTGATCAATGTTTTTTGCGTTTTCTTCAAAAAGAGCCGTTTCTTTATTAAATAGCATTATTATTTTTTCTCCGTGTTTTTTTGTCCTGTGTTTTTTTACAAAAAAAGATATTGCTTTGTATTTTTCTGGCATCCCGTATAATTGTGATTGTTCACTTAAAGACACTAAAACGTCTGCATGATTAAATATTTCTTCGTCGTCTTTTGTGTTGCTAAAAACAACAACAGGTAAATTAAAATGAATGGCTAGTTGTTTTAATAGCAAAATTCTTTCTTCTAAACTGTATTTAGGATCTTCACGTTCAGCAATTAAATTGTCTGTAGTAATATTATAAATATGCTCAAAAGCATCAATAATAACGATAAAGTTTTCTTCTCGTAATTTTAATTTTTTTATTTTTATAGAGATGGCTTCAAAGCAATAGACGTCTTCAAATAAAACTAAATTATTTGTTTTTACTAAATCACTAATGCCTAAGCAGTTTTGTAAATCAAAATACAACACATTAAGTTCTGTGTTTTTTATTGATTCTAAACATAGCTGCCTAGCTAAACAACTTTTGCCTATTGATGTTTCTCCTACAAAAAAAGTTAGCTGGTTATTTTTAAAATCACCTATTAATTTATTTAACTTTTCCATTTTTAATCCCTTTTAAATATATTTTGAAGTTTTTTGTTTCTGTTTTCTTGAATTTCGAATAAACCCTTTTCTGCTTTGAAACCTAAAGCAACTGCCCCAGTGCGGCCAGCTCGATTCTTTATAATATTTACCGTCATAACATTCTTCTTAGGGGTCTCTTTGTTATAATATTCTTCTCGATATAACATCATGATACAATTAGCATCTTGCTCTATTGTGCCACAACCTTTTAAGTCAGACATAACGGGCTCTTTATTCTCTCGATGCTCAACATTTCTATTTAATTGTGCTAAAGCTATAACTGGTAAGTCAAAATCTCTCGCTAATTTTGCTAATCCCGAAGAAATAGCGTCTAACTCTGCTGTTTTATTAGCTCCCATTGATATAACGGGGTCTATAATCTGCAAATAATCGACAATAACTAAATCTAATTTCTTGTTTAATTTCAACAATTCCCTAGAAACATATAGAATCTTGTTCCTGATTATCATTAAATTCATTGAGCCATCATGTAAATAAAAATTCATAGATTGCTTAACTATCTTTGTGGCATGAGCTAACTGCATAAGTTTGTCTTCGTAATTGCTGTAATTGCCTGACAGCACGTTATCAAAAGGTATGTCAGACAATATACCTATTAAACGGGCAGTAATTTCTTCTTTGGGCATCTCTATACTTAAAAACAAAACGTTCTTTTTGTTATAAATAAAATTAATCAAGAGTTGCAAAGAAAAAGCGGTTTTACCCATCCCTGCACGTCCGCCAATAACGATAAAATTTTTTGGCTTAAAGGTAATGGGGAATTCGTCAATTTCACGAAAACCAGCTTTAACGCCGTAAAACTCATTAGATTTGTTTTTCTCGATTAAGTCTAATAACGTTTTTACAGACTCTTCACTATTTTGAGGGTTATTGATTGTACTGACGCCCATCGATTGTAATTTAAAAAATTGCGCTTGATTCATATTAGCAATCTCTTCATATTTTAACCCCTGGGGCTTATCGCACAAACCGATTGTCGCTAAACTTTCTTTTTTCATAGCTCTTCTCATGCAAGCATCTTGTAGCAACCCAGCATAAGTTTTAAGATGCAGTGTCGATAAAGGGTTTTGTTCCAAATCTTCTAAATTTTTTTCAATTATTTCAAAATTATATTTATTCGCAACAAGTATGATTGAACCTCTTGAAACCTTATTATTGTTTGTAACTAGCTCTTTTATCGACTTAAATGCGTCTTTATGCCATTGCTCAGAGAACGTGTCCTCGTTGATAATCTCTGATATTTCATCAAAACAGCTGCCATCTCTGATTAACATCGACAGCAGTGTTTCTTCGTAAGCTTTTGTGTCTAAGCCATCTATTTGTTCATAATCATAACTCATTTACTAATATTTCCATTAAGTGTTCAGGTATTTCATCGTCGTAATCTTTTTGTAAAACTATTGTTTGAGTGCTTATTATTGTTGTTACTGGCCCCTTAAATTTATTGTTAATGATCATATTCCATCCTTTCCTAAGCATTACTTCAAAGGCATTATTTGCGCATAGATTTCTTGCCCTTAGTGCTGCTAGCTCAGTACACATTTTGCGCCAAAAGCCCTTAGTATGTAGCTTGCCATTAGATAGCCATTTTTTAATATTCACCTTGTCAATGTTGTGCTCATTATTAGCGACGCATTCCGCTAGTGCTATTTCTTTTTTCTTATAGTTTCTAAATACAACATTTTTACGTGACGCAGTCGCTTTAAGATCTTTAAATCCTATATATCCAAGATCCGACCTTGGGGGGTACAAAGTGACGCATAGGGGGGGGGACAAAGTGACGCATGCTTTTTCAGCAATTCTACTGCTAAACCAGACTCCCTCGCTAAAAAAAATCCTACCTAACGATTGCAACTTCTGCGCTGTTCTTTGTGCAGATCGCGCTGAGATATTGTACTCTCTAGCAAAGTCGCTACAGCTAAATGTTGCATCAACGGGGCCTGATTTTGGGTTGTAGTGATATTGTTCGATCTTATTAATGAACAATATGTCTTGAGCTTTTAGCTTTGTGTCATACAACAGTTCAAAAGGAACAAGAACGCTATTAATCGATGCAACTTTCGGAGACCTTATCGTCCAGATGGTTTGATCTTCACCTGTGAATCTTCTGTCTAATAATTCCCAGTCTATAATGTCATGTGCGTATTTTCTGAAATTTCGCTCATTGATACCGAGTTCTTTAGCAAAACCTGCATTAGATTTGTAGCAAAGCAGCTTGTTCTTCTGCATGTGCTCAACAATGCCATAGATTAAAAAATGCTGCCTATTAGCTTTTGGGTTTTTTATGAGCTCTTCGGGAAGCTTGGCGCAACTGTGAATGCGTGCCTGGTAGCCTTTTGTAGCTGATGCTGTGATTTTTCGTTCTGTAAAACACTTTTGGGCATTTTGATCAATGATTTTTAAAGATAAATTACTCATGCTTACAATCCTTGTAGTAGCTGATGTACGTTAAAAGCTGTAAAAGTATAGTTGTTTTTAATAAATTAGTTATAACGCAGAAATGCGCATATACACCAAGTTGATTGATTTTATGTGAGATAAATGCTGGACTATTAGTCTGGGGGGTTATATAATTCATATCGAAACGCCTTTAGTAGAGGTTGTGGAATTCATAACGAAACGCTTGTGTGTAAAGTTTGTATTCTGTTTCATGTAATTGTTTCCGTGCTTGGTTCAGTTATAAACAGTATCGGTGGGCTTTGGTAGGGCCCTAGATACACTCTTTATGATTGCTGCAACAGCGACCATCTTTTCTCAATATCTTCCCAAAAAGATTTATAACGCATCATCTGTATCAATAAAATTTTGCGGTTTTTACTGTCTATGCAATTTTTATAGATATCATGATCAATACAAGCTTTTAACATACTGTTTGTATAAAGTTCAATCGATTTTTGATATAAAAAAGGTATGTTATTGTTTTTTAAATGATTACGCATACAGGCATATGTTATATTGGCTGCCAAAGCTGCATGAGCACAATTATTAAAATAATTTTTAACTTCAAATGCAAACATAATTATTTAGATTCTTTTTTGAGCCGAGCAATTAAATCTTCTGAAAGCTTTAAAGAAAGCTCAGTTTCTTTTAAATCTTCTTGAATCGCTTTAAATCGTCGAGATAGCGTTTGATAAGTTAATTCAGCTCTTACAAGCTCCTTATTGGGCTTTTCTTTAGACATTTCACCAGGAATAGACGTTTTTAAAAAGCCATTACTTAAATTTTCAATAATAATTTGTTTTTTAAAAGGAATAAAATCATTACTTACCCATACATAGACTGATTGAACAGTGACGTTAAGAGTGGTCGCTAACTGCTTAGGAGTATAATTAAAATAATTTAACGTTTCTTGTACGTTCATTTGTCATCCATTTTGTTTTTACTTGTAGTTACATACTATAATATAAAAAAAATAATTGCAAATAAATATTGATATGTTTTTGTATTAAGTTATAATAATTTTGAGTGTGAAAGAAAATTCTTGTGCAGTGCGTTACGGACTATAGCTCGCAAGTTCACACTGACTATACTAAACAAAGAATGACAAACAACAAGGTATTTATCATGGAAAAAGATATTCTTAATGAACTTAAAAAAACAAATTTAAAACTTACTCGATTAACATGTTTAACTTACACAATGTGTACAGTATTTTTACTCGTTAATATTACGCAAACTTTATGCAACTTTTTACCTCATTTATGCGGTTATTAAGATGCTTACACAACAAGAAATTCTTGATAGAGTTAATTTTATTGGCGCATCAGATGTTGCTTGTATTTTTAATCTTTCACAGTATAAAACACCTTATGCACTTTATCTAGAAAAACTGGGTGTAACGCCACTGAGTTTTGAACAAACTGAATACCAACGATGGGGTTCATTATTAGAGCCTGTTATTAGAGAAGAATTTAAACGTCGTCATCCTGATAAAGTTATTACAACACCAAAACAGTTAACACATCCAAAATTAACCTTTTTTAAAGGGAACTTAGATGGTTATCTTCCTGATGAAAATGCGATTTTAGAGATTAAAACATGTTCAGCGTTTAATGCTAAACAATGGGGCGAACAAGGCAGTGACTGTATTCCGCTTGATTACATGCTGCAAGTTGCTACGTATTGCGCTATTGCGCAAGCAGATAAAGCTTACATTGTTGTCCTTATTGGCGGTAATGATTATCGAGAATATAGTTATCAGCGAGATTTAGACATTGAGCGACGCATTTTAGAAGAATGTACGAAGTTTTGGCAATGCGTGCAGCAGCAAAATCCACCTGAACTCGTAAATATCAATGACATTAAACTTAAATATCCTACAGCAGAACCTGAAAAGTTTGTTGTTTTGCCTGATGCTTTATGCAGAGAGTACGATAATTTGTTAAAAATAAAAGCGCAATTATACGAACTTACACGACAAGAAGAGTCTTTAAAAATTAAGCTTATGTCTGCAATGCAAGATAGTGAGCTCCTTGTAAATGCTAACGGTGAGACTTTGGCGTCCTATAAAAACACTAAGCGTGGCAGAAGTTTTTTAATAAAATAATTAGGCAGACAGAGAAAAAAAATGGCTAAAAAGAAACAAAAATCTTCTAATAAAGTAGAAGTGGTTAAAAAAGTGTACACAGTAGACAAATTAGATTTGCAAATTTGGGAAGATAAAAATTTAAATGACATTAAACGAGTCTACAAAAGTGATTTAATTAATGACGCTGAATTTTCAGTATTTTTGCAATTGGGTAAAGCCACAGGATTAAATCCATTTTTAAAAGAAATTTGGTGTATTAAATACGATTTATCCAAAGCTGCGCAAATATTTATTTCTCGTGACGGTTGCATGCGTATAGCTCAAAGACATCCAGATTTTAGAGGCTGTAACTCTTACCCAATTTATGCAAATGATATTTTGTACATTTCAGCAGAAACCCATGTTACTCATAAGCCAGCCTTATTTAAAGACAGGGGTGAGTTGTTGGGTGCTTTTTGCGTTGTTCACCGTGCTGGATTTCCTGACAAAATTATTTCTGTAAATTTTCCTGATTATGATACAAAACAATCGTTATGGAGAACAAAAAAAGAAACGATGATTAAAAAAGTGGCTGAAGCGCAAGCTTTAAGGTCTGCATTTTGTGAATTGTTTCAAGGCACTTATTTTGAAGAAGAAGTTCCCGAAGAAATGACTAGGGATTATAATCAGAAAACAAAAAGTTTTGGTGTTGATAAACTTAAACAAGCCATTAATGTTCCCGCAAACAATAAAGTTAACGATGAGCAATTGGCTTATATTAGTTCATTAATAATAGAAACACAGTGTCCACAAGAAAGAATAGTTAAAGCTTTAGATGTTTACAACGTTAAGAGTTTTGATGAGGTAACAGAAAAACAAGCGCAGCATTTTATTTCTATGTTAGAGAAAATAAAAGCAAGTTAGTATATAATAAAGTTAGTGCCCTCAAGTTTAACGTTTTGTATCGTGTGTTTGTCCACCGTTTGTTTTGCACGTTAAGCTTGAAGGGTTTTTATTTTTTTAATTTATTTTTAGGTTCAGCCTTATTAAAATTAGTAATTTTAGAAAAACTTCCGCATTTCCAGCCACATGACGCATCTTGCGTTAACGGATTAACCGTTGTTTTCATTTCAGATGTAAAAGCTTGTGTTTTTTGATGAACAATTTTAAATTTAGGTGAATTTTCTGGAGATTCTTTTGGAGATGTATTTACACTAGAATCAATGGTTTCTGCTGTTGCAATAAATTCAATAAGCTTATCTTCATTAACTTTAGGTTTAGGAGAATCCATTAAATTAATAGGATTAGAGAACGTAACTTGTTTTGAAGATTTTCTTAATGTTACTCTTGGTGATTGTAATGTTTCTAAATCTGAAAAAGAGTCAAATGTTGTAAAAACAGTTTCAGCGTCTGAGTCTACACTTTTATAATAATCCATCTGATCTAAGTCAGTAACAATTGAATCATGCGTTACTTTTAAAGATTCTTTACTTTCTTCAATGATGTTTAAAGATAATAGTTTAGGTGAATGTAATTCATTAATAATTTCTTCTTCTTGAAAAGTTTCATTAAGTTCTTTTTCTGCTAGTTGAGCTTCTTGTTCCATAGTTTTTGGTTGATCTTGTTTTTTAAAAAGATATTTGTAAACTTTTTTTATTAAAAACGCAACAAAACCGCCAACTGCAAAAACAAGAAGACTTATTAACAATATACTGAGCATGCAAAACTCCTAATAATTGTTGCATGCTAAGTATAGATTAAATATTTTTTAATGCTAAACGACCATTCATTGTCATTCTTGCAAAACTATGTTTGGCATTAACTTTTTCAGTAAGCGAAAACTTTAAAAATTCTTTTGGGAACTCTTTTGAAGCTTTTGAATTTACAACATGACAAAATTTCATATAGTTATTTTTAATAAATGCTTTTTCATGTTTTTTATACTCATCAATTTGATTTTGTTGATTTGTATAATCTGTCTCACTGGATTCTTCTTCGTGTTCATTGATTGTAATAGGATTTACACGACAAGCTTCTAAATCAACAAAGGGATCGAAATGCGCAGACATTGATAAATTATCGTAATAAGAATCTCCAGAAGAACTTTGGTGTATTTGTGCATTATTAGGGCGAGATTCCATGCAACTATCAACGCATTGATACATGCATGCCATAATACAAACAACAACTACAACTCCGGCAGTCACACAAAGTCCAACAATAACAACAAAAATAAGGGTCATAATCATGTTAATTTTCCAATAAATAAATTTTAAATATTCAAATAATTTTTAAGTGTAATTACAGCTTCTTCAAGGCTGTAACATACTGAAGTAAAATAACATTTATTAGACATATCTTCAAGAAATTCTTCTTGGACTGGTGAAATTCTTCCTTTTTTTGATTTTAATTCAATCCAAGCGCCGTGATAATTATTTGTTGGTATGGCCACAAACAAATCAGAAACCCCAGCACGCAACCCCATTTCTTTTAAAAATTTATTATAATAAAGCGTTCTATGACCGCCATTAGGGATGTGAAAAACAAATGGAGCAATGTCTGGATAATCCGTTCTTAACCAACTTATAAATTGCCTTTGAATATCAGATTCAGAAGGTAATTTTGGTTTATCAACATGTTTGAACACAGGATGCATAATTAACCTTTGCTAAGTTTTTGACTAATATGTTTAAGCATGTCGTGATTAAGCTTATTGTGCTCATGAGTATTTCGATGCTCAATGTTAATATGCTTTACCATGGTATCATCGTGTTTATGCGCCCCTTCAATTTGAGCTTTAAATGCTTGTATTTCTAATGATTTATCAGTAAGTTCAGTATTAATAGCAAGTTTTTCTTGTTCAAGTTGTAATCTAGCAATATCAATAGCTTGTTTATTATCAATAGCTTGTTTTTCTAATTGCAGACGTTGTTCATTGATTTGCGCTTTTAATTGTTCAGGGTTAGGTTGTTGTGCTTGTTGTTTAGCTTGTTGTTCACGTTGTTGTTGCCATTGTTCAACTTTTTCTTTAAGGTCATCAATATGTAATCCATTAACATGGTCTAACAAGAATGGTATGCCTTGTGTGCCAATAAATTCTGCAAACAATGGACTTACGGACATAAGGTCTTTGATTGTGTTCATTGTACGTGTTTTTTCAACAGCAAAAGAGCTTCCAGCTTTTAACGATACTTTAAGTGCATTACCATTAAGCTTATCAAGAGGTAACCCTTCTGGTGTGTTGATTTGTAATTTATGTTGCTTGGAATCTTTATCTAAAAACGGTAACACTCTCTCATTGGTATAATATTTTGGTAAAAGATTAACGTAAATTTGCGCTAATCTTTCAAAACCTTCAAGACATGAAACAATATAAGGCATAGCTGCGGCATTGGATTGTGTGGCTCCTTCAATTATTGCTACGCCCGAAAGCTGATTATCGTTAATTCCTAATGATGCATCATAAGAACCCAAAATAGACTGTATCGTCTGGTCTGCAGACATAAACGCCCCTGAAATTTCAGGCGGCATAGGCATACGCTGCACTTCACGAATCGGGTTCATAATTGGCAAGTTAGGGTCATTTTCGTAACAAGAGTTATAAACTAAAGTACTAGCATTTTGTATATCTTTATAAGCATTAAGAAAAGTTTCTTCTTTCGGTAAAGCTTCTTTAGCCACCATAAATTTATGTGCAACAGAATTTTGTAATTCAAAAGCCCAAGCATTACCTGCATAGTCCACAAAGCGTTGTGCATCGAGGGCATTCCAGACATAAGGCCGAGTAAATTGTTTAATATTGTTATTGTCTTGACCTGACAACATTAAAGAATTTCCATCAATAAACACAATAGGTAACATTTCAAAATCTGTTTCTTCAGAATCAATAATTTTGTCTTCTATTAATCTTGTACGAATAATTTTTTGAGTTTTAGTTTTACGTTTATTTAAAATAGCTGGAGGCGGCATAAGAGGATCTAACTCTTCTAATTCTTTGCAAAGTTGATTATATTCTTTAAGAAACATGACAGGACCAGAAGAAATATTGCCTTCCTCATCAGGTAAAGCTAATTGGACAATAGTTTCTTCTTTAAATTTCTTTTCATAAAAATCAACAACTAACAATGTTTTATCATTAACATTGTTAGCAAAAGACCAATTAAATCCACCAAAATTTCGTTTAAAACTAACAGTCTTTAAATCAACATTAGGAAATTCAGCTTCAAATTCATTTTTACTTTTTGGAAATAATTCAAAACAAAAACGACCATCTCCTTTAGAAGGTAATACAGCTAAAGGATCAAATCCTGTTAATGTGGGTTCACATTTTTTGAATTTAATAATTTGATTCATGGACATTTCATGTTCATAATCAGTCATAACTTTAACTGCTGAAAAACCACCAGATAAAGCATCTTTATAAACAGCATAACGTAAATTTTCATTGCTAGGGTCTGAAAACACATGTTTAAGATGTTGTTCAATAATTTTTAAAGTAAGTCCATCCACAGACTGATCTTCATAGGCTGATACTTGTATGTCAGGTTCTTGTTTTGAAAACTCTCCCAGTAAACGTGAAATGTAAGCTTCTAAGCGATTAAACGTAAGCTGTGGGTGATTTATAGCGCGTTGAGCGGCTGCTGCATCGTTACTTAATGAGCTTTTAAAAACAAATCTACGGCAATCATTAAATCGTTCATAATTTTCCCTAAAGTAAATGTGGGTAGTTTCTACAAACTTTTTAATGCGTGACAAATTGTCTTGTTGGGAATTTTGTAATGACATATTTGACGAATCCTTGTCCAAATAGAATATGTTATAATTTAAATATTATAGCTTCTTTACCGTATTTTACATGTTGACTGCGTTTTACCAAGGCTATGCTAAACTAAAACTAATACTCTTAAGCGTAAAAAGGATTTTATGGCTTACACTGCGCAAGAATTAATTACAAAATCGTTTTATTTAAGCGGCATTGTTGGTCGTAATTTACAATCTATTACAGGCGATCAGATTTATGATGGTTTAAATATGCTTAATGATTTGTTAAATTTTAAGCAAATAGAAACCGATTTAGTTCCGTATTACCAATTAATAACTTTCCCATTAGTGCCTCAGCAAGAATATTATTATTTACCTTATATTGCTGATATAGAATCGTTAACTTTTCAATTACAAACTGTGCGTTATGGCATGCAACAATTGCAACGTAGACATTATTACGGTTCACCTCGTGCTAATAATGTGTATTCTTTACCACTAAATTGGAATTTTAATCGCTCACTAGGGGGCGGTGTTTTAGCGATGTATTTTATTCCAGATCAGGCCTATGTTATTCAAGCCATGGTTAAATTATTTTTAGTTGATGTAAACTTAACAACAGATTTAACAAACATTACTGAAACGTTTACAAATCCAGATAATATTCCAAATTTTACTCAATACACATTTGTAAATAGCTCAAATCAAGGTTTAGATACGTCATATATAGAATATCTTCGTTATGCTTTAGCCAGATTAATTTGCTCAGAATACGGAATAATGTTTAATCCTCAAAGTGAAAAAATTTATCAAAGTTACGTTCGTAAACTTATGTACATTTCACCACCTGATTTAACAATTTCTAGCCAATGCATTTTAAATGCTAAAGATAAAACGGCTTATCCGAGTTTTGCTGATGTAAATATTGGAAAAGGTTGGCGGCCTGCTTAATAAAGCAAAATTAACCGTAGGTAAATAATCTAATTTAGACGAATTATGCTAAAAACCCCTAGGCACTTTCTTTACAGTGCCTAAGAATTCTAAGTTAACTTGGATAAGCCTGAGTTGGAGCACCGACATAACCAACAACTGATAATGTTAAACTATCACTTGCGCTAGAAACTAAATAATCTACGCTTGTGTGAGAAGAACCATTAACACCTGCAATAACAGTAATATATTGAGTTTGAGCAACACCAGCTGCAACAGCAGTGATAGTTGTTAAACTTGTTGTTGCAGTTGAACCCGTTGGTCTTATTTGAACTAAAGATGAACTTAAGCTAGGAATAAAAGTTACTGCAAATGTTACAAGAACGTTTTGCAATGTACCTAGGGGAACAGCAGTATTAAGGTCTACACCAGCAAATGTTGTAGAAGCACCAGCAGATAAAGCACTAACAGATGGAGATAAACCATAAGCGATGGCTGTTTTCATTGTTTGAGGCGCATTAGTTGATTGAACGAAGTTTGTACTAGCATTGGTGCTAATAAAACCTAACAATCTGTAAGAATCATAACCCGATGGAAGCAATGGGTACGCATTGCTTGTTAAAGACAATAATCCAGCAACAGGTTGAGTGCCTTTGGACGAAGCAATAACATAAACAGCATATTGTTTTGAAGCGGCTAATGTACCGTAATCCAAACCATTGGCGCCATTAAGACCCGAGTTTACAAACAAACCTGGCAAATAATTATTATATTGAGTTGCTGGATAAACATAATTTTGTAAATTTGAATATCCAACAGGAATATCTAACACATTGTTTTGATCGCGACATTGTCCAGCTGAAATTGCTACAATTTTAGTGCTAGCAACAGAAATATTTAAGCCACTAATATATAAAAAAGGTAAGCTTACAATAGGATCGCTTTGATAAGTACTCATAATTTAAATTCCCTCTTTTAATATTGTGTCAATGGAACAATAACACGTGTTGTTAATTCTGGAACTAAAGTACTTCCCCAAACGCAATCAATCGTTAGACCTAATTGATTTTGACCATAAACAGTACCATAAGTAGCACGTAAATTAGCGCCAGTATCCATATCTGTTTCATTTGCCGTTGGAAATGGAACTTGATCTGGCAAACGAGGCATCGCGAGGAACAAACTATCACCAGAAATAATACAACCAGCGCGATGAGAAGGTAGTCCACTAACTTGCATTCCTGCTTGAATTGGATATTGTAAATTTTGTGTGTTTCCGCCAGCCCAATTTAATGCTGGAGTAATATTAACAACAACTTGACCTGATGCATTTGCAGCTGCATTAGCAGTTGCTCTGAATTGTACAGGTGCTGCTGAAGGAATATGGCCAACAAAAGTTAAATAGCACAAGTTATTAAAACCAGAAACACCATTATTAAACACAAACAAATCACCAGCAAACACTGCATTTAAATCTGAAGCAGTAGCGCCAGAGAATGTAATTTGAGTAACGTTTTGACCTGTTGGGTCATTAGTAGAAACAACTGTTAGTGTTTGTGCGTTCACACCTGTATTACCAGAAGTATGTTGTGGTAAAAGGTTAGAGTTGTAATATTCTACAACAGGCGATCCAAACGAACCAAGCTCATAGGTATAAGCAATACGATCATTTCGTAAAGGCGCAAATTGTCCAAGTCCTGATGTTACGATGCTTGGAACAACAATATCAGGCAAAATATATTTGATGCCTGTTCTTACAGTTGAATAAGTAGCATGTTGCGTTACGGATTGAGCTAATTGTCCAAAGGAACTAAGGTTAGTTGTGCCATTACCATAGAATCTGTATGGGCCTGAATTTGTATACAAAACACCTGTGTTAGGCGCTGCAACACTTGAAATAAAATTTAAACCAATATTAGCTTCAATACTGTTTGCTAATTCAGCCATGAATTGTTCAGCAAACACTTTCATGTAGCTTTCTTCGCCTTTATCTAAATTAAAGATAAGTTGTTCTGCGCTTACAGAAAACGAAGCATTAGCAGCCTGATCGCAAGTCAAAGTTTGAACCCTTTGAATAGCTGGTTGCCAATTAACAACAAGGCCTTGATTAACAATAGCCCTAGGTTGTAAATCAAAGGTTACAGTTGAACCTAAGTTTGTCCCTATTTCGTCAAAATTACGGAATCTTTTGTTAGCGAGTGTTAATAAACACGCTAAGTTTGTATAAGACGCCAATCCACCACGTTGGTAGGTTTGAACGGTCTGTAAAATGTTATTTGCATAAACTGACATAAAATCTTCCTAGTTAGTCACACATTAAAATGTTCTTTTGCGAGAAAACAATTCTTTAAAATCAGCAATTGTCATTTGAGCTTTGGGAACATCTTTGCCAGATGATGAGCTAGACTGTTGATTTAATGGAGGTTTGGCTTGTTTAAGTGTAGGTATAGTTTCTTGAGCTTTAAGAGCTTTAGATAACCTTTTGATTTCATAAGTCGCATTAGTAGGTGAACGTTCTGAAAGCATTTGCAATTGCAAAAGCTTAGAAGGCTTAGATGCTAATGAATACAAAACATCTTCTGCATTATCGGTGTCTTCTATAATGTGTTGAACCACATTAGGAAACACAGAAATATCAACAGCATTGACAGCATCAAACTCACCGTATTTTTGAACAGCTTCTTTTAATTTTTGCTGATAAGCGGTAACGATTTTCTTTG